CTGAGCAGATACCGCTCCGTGCTGATGCCGGGGCCGACATAGATGCTGTTGTTGCGGGAGCCGATGAGTTGCGTGGCCTCAAGCGCGGTGCCAACGTATGCGTTGTAGGACGGGATGCCGCTGCCGACGCTGAAATCACCAAACGGGTTGGTCCCGAAACTACCGTAAACCGATGTGCGGAAAAAATGCTGGATGTGATGCCGCCCTTGCTGGACGGCATCTGCCACCTCGGCAACGGACCTAAACGGCATCAGGGTTCTCCAGCGGGGCCCACTCCACCTCGTCAGGCGACCACTCCACGCCCCCGTCAGGATGCTCCGAGCAGGCCGACAGCTCGGTGTCTGTCAGCGTTAGCAGCTCACGACAGTGGGCGCAGCGGTACACCACATCAGTCCACCGTGGCGGTCATGGCACCAGCAGCAAACTGCGGCTGAATGCCGTTGGAGATGGACAGGCTGGCGTTCAGTGCGCCCTTGAGCAGCAGGTTGCCTGCGCCCGTGCTGTCCGTGCCGATGCCGAAGTGCGTGGCCGTGGCGGTGCCGCCTGTGGCCTGGGGGAACTGAACCAGGGCGGTGTTGGCGATGGTGGAGGTTGTCCGCGTCCAGCCGCCTGCCGTGCGGTTCACAGCCACGCGGGCGTAGCCGGTGTAGCTGATCTCGTTGGTGCTCTGGTTGCCCGCCTCGCCAGGGTCTGCGCTGTGCAGCGAGATGTAAAACGAACCCGCCGTGGCGCTGTTCTGCAGGCCAGCAGCGTCCCCGATGTTGGCCCAATCGACGTTCAGGAACAAAAGGTCGAGAAGTGCCGCTTCGGCGGCGTTGGTCATGGACATGGTATTTCCTTACGCCAAAAACTTCAGTTTGTAGAGCGTGGACAGGTATTGTCCTACGATTTCGTCGATGATGTTCTGCAACGGCGTGTCTGTTTTGTCGCAGACCTTGTACCGCATGTCCTCGACATCCTTGAGAGAACTCTCCAAGAACTCCACGATGTTGCCCGTCTTCTTGGCGCTCATCAAGGTGATCGGGCCGATCAGCCCGTGCCGACCCTGATACGCCTCGGCAAACTTGTCCGTCAAGTCCAAGATGTTGTCGTAAAACTCGTTGAGCGCCGAATGCTTGGAAAACGACCTGGTGTTCAGATGGACCGAATGGGCCACATCGCGGGCCAGAAACAGATGCCCCACGAAATCCGCGCAACTCATACCGGCACCCCCATCGGTTCAGCCATCTCAGGCATCTCGCGCGGCTCCATAGGCTGCACCAGATCGCCAGCCGTCAGCACGTCGCGCAGGGTCTGCATGACGACCTCCTGCACCTGCTCGGGCTGCATCCCTGCTGCCACGGCCTGCAGACGCCTTGTCTCGGCCTCGTAAGCCTTGATATCGGCGTCGGTGCGGGCCTTGAACTCGTCGATCTCCAGCCCGCGGGCCTCCATCGTCTGGCTGATGTTCTGGAGCATCTTGTGCATCTGCTCCATCTCGGCACCCATCGCCTGAATCTGCTGGTTGGCCGCTTGCAGCGCCGGGTCTTCGTCCGCATCACCCAGAATCTTCGGGTCGATGGTCTTGGCGAACCGCTTGGCCATTTCCTGCGCGCCAGGCCAGTCCATGTTCTTGACGAACAGGTCGCCCGCAATGCCCCACAGTTGCGGGTTGCCCTGCAGAAGCTGCGCCATTGCCTCCAGCGCCTCTTGACGCTTGGTCGCGTAGCCCGGACCAGTCACCACCACCACGTCGTACTTGCCGACGCTGGGGTTGTAGATCTTGTCAATGACGATGCCCTGCTGGTCAACGATCTTGCGTACCGGTTCCGGCTGCGCAGGGTCGAACTTGACCATGCTGGACTCGCCGTCCTCGCCGACGATGCGAGCGATGCGCTGCGTGTCGTAGATCTTGGGGATCAGATCCACCAGTTGACGAGTAACATGACGCACAGCCCGAGCCAGATTATCCACATAGTGGTACGTCCCCGTGTCGCCTTCACGCTGGCGGGCCAGGATAGCCTTGCCTGAGCGCTCATTGCCCTCTAGGCCCAGCGAGGCGTTGTATTGCCCCGTGGTGCCCTTGATGTCCTCAGAAGCCCCCATCTTGGCCTGAATTAGGCCCGTCTGGGCCATCGGCGGCATGGCGCGCTGCGGCAGCGGCAGCGTGTTGCCCGCGCCGTCCGTCACGTCAGGGTTGACCTCCAAATACGGCCAGTTCTGGGTGTTTGCAGTCTTCCACTGCATCTCGTACCCTTCAAACTGCCCGCCGTAGCCGATGAACGGTGCCTTTGGAGCCAGCGCCAGCATCTCGGCCTCTTGACTCGTCCAGTAGTTGTACATCCGCTGGGCGTCCTTGGCGTTGCGCACCAAGCCCGAGACGTACACCCGGCCATCGACCTCATACTCGTTGCCGACCACCCGCACCACGGGGATGTACTTGCCGGCCCACTCCTGCTCCTCAAGGATCTCGTAGCCGTTGATCTTGCACCACTTGACGCGCTTGCGGTCGGCTTGGCGCGAGCGCAGCGGCTTGCCAAACATCGCCTTGAGTTGCCTGTCCTCGGGCGTGCCGGCAAACGCCGTCTGGTTGCCGGGGTACAGGTTCAGCGTGGCAGGGTCGTACTCGACGTAGAAATACTCCGCGATGCGTACCGTGTCTTCTTGCAGCCACTGGCTCAAAGACTGGTCACCCACGCCCAGACTCATCAGCGTGTTGGCCGGCGACGCCTTGGGGTACAGCCGGTGGTACTCCTCGCGGGTGATGTCCTCAGTGATGAAGCACCACTTGGCGTCCGACCCGCACGGGTCTTGGATCATCGGGTCCATGTAGACCGAAAACGAGTTGCGCACCCGCCCGATCTTGATGTCCTGATCAAAGCTGTTGTCGTCGCAGTACTCGGTCAGCAGGCGGATGTAGCCCTCACCGAACGACACCTGGTTCTCGCAGGCCGTGTCGTAGGCGACATCGGCGTCGGAGATGTACTCGATGTGCCGCACCACGCCGTCGAAGATCTCTGCGACCTCAATGTCGGCCTTGTCGTCGGCCGGAATCACCTTGCCGCTGGGGCGGTTCTGCCGCTGGTCGTTGGTGACTTGGCGGACGTGCTGCGGCAGCTTGTTGATCGTCAGGCACGGCCTGGCGTTGATCGTCTGCCCTTGCACCGCGCCGCGGGTGGCCAGAACGTCTGCCGGCCACTGCCAGTGGTTGTCCGGACTGCCGGCGAAGAACTTCAGGTCGTCAAGCTCATCTTCTCGACTTTCCCCATACGCCGAAATCGCCTGATTTAGCCGGGTGCGCGCGGTGGCCAGCAAGTCCGATTCAGACTTGTTCTTACCCCCGCCGCCGTTAGCGACGGCTGCTGCGGCGGTGATTCCCGTGTAATCGGCCATTACGCCCCCATCCAACTTGCCGACATTTGGCTTCTGTCGCGCATTGTAAGCGTTCTGGGGCGCTCCACGCGCTCTCGGGAGGCCACAGGAAAGGCGAACGTGACCGCCAGCGCGTCAGCAGCGTCGGGTGAGGCCAATCCCCGCGATTTCATGTCCTTTTTCGACTCCAGATAGATGGTTCCGCTGCTGTCGGGCTTGGTTTTCGGCCCCGTCAGGTCCGTTTTCAGTTGCCGGTCCTCTTTGATGGCCGCGGTGCGCAACCAATCGCGCATCGCGCCCCACATTTCGGCCCGTTTGTTGCCCCACATGACCTGATTCTTGGCTTTCCAGCCAAAATTAACGCCGCGCACCTTATACCGCTGTTCGTTCAGCCTGTCAAGGATGCCGTACCCCAGCCCGCCCTCGTCCAGCACCACCAGCGTGGGCTTGAAGTCCTCAATCGCCTCAATGACGTGCCCCACGACCGTCATAGTGTCGTCGCCCCGGTAGCGCCGGATCTCCAGTATGTCGCGCCCCTGCCTGGCAACGATGACGGTGGAGTCCGCCCCGCTGCGCGCCGGGTCCACGCCGATCACGATGGGGGCTCCGGGGTCTTTGTACTTGGCTCGCTTGAACGCCTCATCGACCAGCCTTGGCGCGATAAACTGCTCATCCCCCGTTGACGGGAACTCGCCGTAGACCTCAATGCGGGCCTGCGGGCTGTCCTCGCCGTACTCTTCGATGATCTGCTCGTAAACGCTCTTGTCCGTGTCCTCGACCGTGCGGGCGTCGATCTGCCGCGTGTTCCAGAACGCCCGCTTGGCGTTGAAGCACTCGTAAAAGTACCCTTGGTTGCGCCGCGGGTTGCTAAACGCCAGCCAGAACCTGTGCGGCGTGTTCTCTGTGAAGAAGCCCTGCGCCACGTCCCAGATCGTGTCCGGTATGCCGCTGGCTTCGTCGAAGATCAGCAGCACGCCGTCTGAGTTGTGCAGGCCGGCGTAGGCGTCGGGGTTCTCCTCCGACCACAGCCGCCCCTCCGCGCCCCAGTACCGCGTGCCCTTGCGCAGGTCGCGCTCCACGATCTCACTCAACCACTTGGCCGGCGTGATCCGCGTGGCGCTGATCTCCCACCAGTGGCTGTTGATCAACATCGCCAACCACTTCGTGATCTCGGCCCAAGTGATCGAGCGCAACTGCGCCTCGCTGTTGGCCGACACGATCACGCTCGCCCCGATGCGCGTGGTCAGCATCCACACCACCAACCAACTCACCAGCGCCGACTTACCGATGCCGCGGCCTGACGCCGTGGCCATGCGCAGCACCTGGTAGGCGTCTATGGTCTGGTTCTTGGCGATGTGGTCGCGGATGTCGCGCAGCACTTGACGCTGCCACGCGCGCGGCCCCTTGTGCTTGGCCAGCGGCGTGCCGTTCTCGCCCCACGGGAACGCGAACAGGACGAACTTCTCAGGGTCGTTCGCTATCGCCGGACTCCAGAGCCTGGCCATCAAGCCTTGCTCTTGGTCCGCCGAGAACCGGGGCTCTTGCATCCGTCACCTCATGTACGAGTTCCAACACCCGCGACTGCGCTTGCTCAAGCGCCGCCGTGATGCTGATCTGCTGCGCCACGTCAATCTGTACCTGCTGCTTGGCCACCCAGCCGTGAGCGTGCTTCAGTATCTCAAGCGCCGCCTTGGAGTCGCCGTTTATCGCCGCCTCATGCAACACCGTGGACATGGCGATCTCGCCATCCGCGCGGCCCTTCTGTTCAGCCAACTCCGCAATCGGGTCCAATTCGCGCAAGCGCCGGTACTCGCTTGGCAACAACCCTGCCGCCAGCGCCAGGTTGTCGCCCTTCAACCCCAGTTTCGCCGCGTCATACACGCGGTTCAGCACGGCCTCCGTGGCTTTGACTTCGCGGATGGTCAGCGGGAGCGACTTGAACATGGCGGTCTGAGTATAGCGTAAGCCTTTTCCGTTTGTGTTTGCAAAAATAATTTTTGCTTGTGGCCCCAAAAAATAAAAATTGTCTGCGGGCCCTTTGTTTTTGATCGCTCAGGTCGCCGGCCCTCCCCTCCCCCCGTCTGGCGCCTGGCCGCACGCCGTCTGCCGTCTGCCGTCTGCCGTCTGCCCCCAGCTACCAGCTAGGTCATGCTAGGCGCTCTAGGCATCGCCTATCCGGGTCGATGCCCTGGGAGACAAGGCCACCTGGTGCTAGGTGATCTAGGCTATGCCATGCCATGCGCCTATGTAGCCTGAGCGGTGCGCAGCTGCGCGGGCGTGGCCTTGAGGGTATAGGCGGTCATATGCGCTCTGGGCGTAGCATATCGCAGTCGCGCCGGACGCGTGCGTCGCCATGCCCATATATCAGTATATGCTTATATACTTATATATCTTCTTTTGATTGACAGTCAATCATCCAATAGCCTAGAAAGCATATCCCCCTAGAAGATGAGTCGCGCTGAGGCGCCTAGATCATGGGCTAGCGGCAAGGCTAAGATGGCGGCGCTGCAGCGCCTATTCCCCTGCGGTCAAGTTAGGTAACGCCATTCCCTGGCAATCATCATATGATTGGCAAAGCCCCTACACTTTACTGGGTGAACGACAATCCCGTACATTAACACCTGTCGCGCGATTCCCGCGCGTAACCTAGGTGACCTAACATGACCAAGATTCAAATCCGCGAAGTGACCACCGCTAGAACCGCTGCCGACCTCGGCATGCATGACATGGCCGCGCGCATCATCAGCGCGCTTATTCGCTGCGCGATGCGCCAACGTGACATCGCCGAGTTGCGCACCATCGCGCGCGATCTCGGCGTTACCAATCACCCCGACTTCATCTGCTAAATCAACCCGGCGGGGAGCGATCCCCGCCAATCAACCCAGAGCACTACACCATGCGCACACGTCCCATTGATGTCCTTTTCGCTTGCGCTTTCGGCGCAGCTCTCGGGCTTTTGCTCGCAGCTTTCATTTGAACGGAGAACCACCATGCCAAACACCAACAGCTTGATCGTTTATGACGGCCCGTCCGTTATCGATGGCAAGCCGATTGTTGTCATCCTGACGGGGCTTGACCAATCCAGCGCTAACGGCAAGACCGGCGATCTGGTGCAGTCGTTCATCATCCGGTCGGACGTAGAGCCTCACACTGCACTCAAGACGGGCGATGATGCCAGCGTATGCGGACTGTGCCCGCATCGTCCAATGCTCGCGCGCGCTACCGGCGACGCCCCATGCTACGTTCGCGTGGGTGAATCCGTGCTCTCAGTCTATCGGGCTTATCGTCGCGGGTCATACGCTCGCGCATCATCGGTTGACCAAGTAGCTGCCGTGTTGCGCAATCGAAAGCTCAGGCTTGGCACGTACGGCGATCCCGCGGCCGCGCCCGTTGAACTGTGGGAGCTACTGGTGTCCCTGAGTGCCGGGCATGTTGGATATACACACCAATGGCAAGCCCACGGATTCGACGCGCGCGCATGGTCCCCACTGGTGATGGCATCCGCTGATACCGCCGACGAAGCCCGTCAAGCTCAGTCTATGGGCATGCGTTACTTCCGCGTATCCATCGGGGTTGACCGTCAACCCTTGGAGGTCACATGTCCCGCCAGTGCCGAGGGTGGTCGCAAAGCCCAGTGCAGCGACTGCATGTTGTGTGCCGGCACCAGTAAGGCCGCGCGCAGCATCGTTATCGCTGATCACGCTGCAGGGCATGAGAAACGCTCCCGCATCATTCCAATCGTCCCTCTTACCCGTGCCGAACAAAGGGACGCCGATCGGCTTGAACGTGCCCTTATGACGGCAGAACTCGATCGAGCATTGGCCGCTTGACATATCCGCCTAGGCGCCCGCGTGGCGCCTATGGGATGCGCCCAGCATCATTTCATCGCAACACCAAAGGAAAGACATGACAAACGATGAACCCGTTTGGCGCGCACCATGCGCCAATCATCCTGATTTGTCCGTGACGGTATCGCGCACCATTGTCGGCACCTATCGCATGGTATTCCGTGACGATGATGCTGGCGCCGTTATCGAATCGCGCGTTTTCCAAACCCAAAGCGCTGCGGATAACTGCGCTCGCATCCTTGTCAATCAACCCTGAGGAGACAACACCATGAAAACCATGCAAGCCCGTTACCCGGGGAAGTGTTCCCGTACTGGTGCCCGAATCAATCCGGGTGACACCATCGTTTACGCTGGAAAGGGTCGAGCCTATCTGTCCGACCTCCTACCCGCTGTTGACCCTGATTTGTCTTTGGCACGGTCAATTGACCCCGAACTGGCGGATGCCGACCCGGATGCTGCAGCGCACGCGGGCCGGTATCTGCGCCAGAGTCTGGAACGCGGCGTCTCCCATCTCTGGACGTCCGGCGGACGGGAGTTCTACCGGAACCGCCGGGGGCTTTGTGAGGATGCCCCATGCTGCGGGTGCTGTAACGCATAGGTGCGCACCATGAGCCGATCCAACCCCATGTACCACGCCACGCCACCACGCCCCCGCCCGTGGCCGTTCCCCGCCACGCTACCGGCGCCAGGCCACGCACCGGACCCCAAGCCCCTGCGCGCGCCAGTGCCCTATCCCGTCAACGCGCCAGCGGCGCCATTCTGAAAGGATCACGCACCATGAAACGTTACGCCATC